CTTTAGATATTTGATTTAGGTCAACATACATTGCTACTTCACGAGGATCAATACCCATTACAGCTGCAAGTTGATCATATGCTTTTTCAAGTTCTTTTTTTTGTTCTGGGGTTAATGGGGTGTTTTCTTCTTCTATTTCTTCTTTAGCTTCATATACATCTGGGTCTTTGTCTTCTTCTAGATCTTTGATGTCGTCTCTTTCTCTGTTTGGTTTTACTTCGTAACGTTCACCTAAGAAATGTTCAAAAGCATCTTCGTAATCTGTTTTAACACGAGATGGGATTTGGTTGATTGCTCCAACTCCTACAATCCCACCAGCAACATAATGTTCATTAAGTGAATCTTTTTCAGTATTTTCAATTTCTTGATTAATAGCAGCAGCATATTCACCTTCTGTGATCACACCAGCTAGCATTTGCATGCGTAAAGTTTCTTTATCCATTTTAAGTATTTTATTATAAATATTAGCCCTTTAGTATTCGTTCAAGTTTTTCCAAATACAGTATAGCATCCATGTGCTCTTGCTTGGCATGTTCGATCCAATCTAAAACACTTAAATCGTTTCTATCTAAATCAGTGCCATATTTTTCTTTTCCAAAACGTGCTCTAGATACAAATTGATCAATTACTGAATCAACAATTGAGTCTGTTTTATGAATTGTTCTTGTTTTTAGTGGGTCGTTTGGATTGGTTCCAAAGGTTTCTCTGTTTAAGGTCATTTTTTTAATAACTTATTTACTTCTTTATCTTCGATCCCCATAGAATACAAAACGTGTCGTACACCATGTTCGCGTAGAATATCAATATATTCTTCAGCTTCGCCTAAACTGCATTCAAAATGTTTTGCTACGTACTCTACCAAAGTAGCAGGCTGTCTCTTTGTTCTTGATTTAACGTACTTCAAGAACGTTTTAGCTTTTGGGATCATCTCTCTATAAATTGTATATGTTTGTTGTTTGTTCTCGTATGGTAGAGTTTGAACAAAATTAGCTAATTCAACATAATTTATATTCATAGATACATATCGATGTATCATGTAAGAGTTCCATTTATCCCACGATTCTTCCGAAATATTTTCAATAGGAGTTTTATAGAGGGTGATTTCATTCAACCACCCCCATATATCTTTTATTTGCTTCTTAGAGGTCAAGGGCAATGTCTTTATATTCCTCACGAATGTCTGGTGGAAGTGTATCTAAAATGATTTTTTTAGATTCCAAATCATAGAATACTGGAATTGGAATAAGTGAATCCTCATCGGCTCCAATCAAAAATTTAGATACTTTACGTAGGATAACTGCTTGTCCAAACAATTGTCCTCCATCATAGCCAGTTACGGCTGTTGTGTTTTTAAAATCGATGTTTAATCTAGGTTGTTCTTGCATTTTATTGGTTTTTATTGTTTAATTTATCTTTTCTATAATCTATAAAGTCAGCTATAAACCCAGCTGCCACAATTATGTTCAATCCAAGTGACATTATAATTTCATGTATGTCAGCGTATATTGTTGTCATCAAGTGGATATGACCGATTGTCCAGAAAGGTATGGCCAAATTTTGAGATATCCACGAAAGAGTATATCTTAATAAGTATTTCATAGTACTTCAATTATTTTAGCAATTGCAGACATTACGTTAATTTCTTTATCTATTCGGAAATTTGCTTGATATAGGTGCTCGTTTAGAATGATTGCAATTGATCCTTCCTTGCCTGGGGCATATTTAGGAGCATATTCAAATAGATTGCGATATAGTTCTTCAAAATCCTTAATGTTTGAATCTGCTATAATCTGTCTAATAGTAATCCAATTTTTCTTACCTGCTAGTTCTTTCAATACATCTTTGATATAGTTGTTTGAGGTCAAAACAGTATCATTAAGTACAACAGTATCATCTTTTACAGACATTTGTAAAACGTTTAGCATTTTACGCATATCGGGATAGTACTTAACAATCAAGTTTTTAATATCTTCAGGTGTATAAGTCAAAGATAATTGATCAGTTAAAATCCAAGTTAAATGGTTGTACACATCCATTTTTGTTGGTGGTACAATTTTAAGTACCTGGCAACGTGATTGGAGTGGGTCAATGATTCGCTCAATAAAGTTACAGGTTAAGATAAAACGTGTTGAGCGAGAGAATGTTTCAATTACATTTCGTAAAGCGGCTTGTCCCTGAATTGTAATAAAATCTGCCTCATCTAGGATTACTACTTTGATACCTTTCCAAGATGCAGCACTAGCGAATCCTTTTACTTTCTCTCGAATAGTATCGATTCCGTTTTCATCAGATGCGTTTATATAAAGATAATCGCAGTCTAGATTTTTAACGATAATTTTTGCTAGGGTAGTTTTACCTGTACCTGCAGGACCATAGAAGATAAAGTTTTGGATATCACCTTGATCTAGGTATTTTTGGATTGTGTCTTTAACATTTTCGTTACCAACATAGTATTTCAGTTCGGTAGGACGAAAACGTTCTACATATAACGTATTTTCTTTCATAACCGTATTATACAAAAAAAGCTTGCACTAGGCAAGCTCTTTTAATTATACATTTTTGCTCTATAATAAGCTTTTTCTAAGGCATTGTCTCTTTTAGCATCACCTACTGCAACTTGGTACATTGGATCACTCATTAATTCATCCATCATTGCTTTTACTTTAGCTAGATAAGCAGGATATGCTTCAGATATTTTAATCAATTCTGCTTTTTCTTCTGGTGTATTAAAAAATCTATAAAGGTTTCCTCTGTTTTCGGCTTCTAGTTCATCTGCGATTTCTTGAGTGAATAAACCAACTTGGGAAATCATTTCACCTGCTGTTTTATAAAGATCTCTTCCTTCAGCTTCGTTTAGCTTATTTTCAGCTAGATATTGTTTTAAATCGAAATTGTCCATTGTGTTTTATTTTATAATCCCTGCTCTAACAAGCATTTGACGCATTTCAAAATATTGTTCTTCTTTCAACGTAGTTTTTTTAGCAAACAATTTTGCACGTTGATCTGGGTTTTGGAATCCGGATACTACGAGTTTGTATTTTCTTTCACCGTCTACATCAACTGGTTCAATTTCGTATGTTACCGTAGGTACTTCTCCAATTTCTTTTTGGAATAATGTTCTTGCTTTTTCTGCTTTGTCTTTTGTATCTGCAGTGTAAGATAAAGGTGGAACAGCTTCTACTTTAGGTTTTTCTACTGCTTTAGGTGCCTCAACATCTTGTTCAACATCTACCAATTTGAAATCAACTCCTGCATTGTCCATGATTGTTTTTAATACTTTAGACAAGTATGGTTTTGTTTTGTATGGATTTTCTAATGTATGAGGGAAAACAATTTTTCCATCTTTTACTATATAGTGAATATCTTGTTCCATTTTACCACCATATTTCTTTTGATTTTCAGAGTTTTTTTCTGGGTAGTAATACTTTCCATAGGTACCAACTAAACTTTTTGGAAGTGATTTACCTGAAAGTGTAAATAAATAGTCGTTTAGACTACCATCGTTCCCTTCGGCTTGCCACCTTTCAAATTCATCTGCTGCTTCTTTTTCAGTAGCATCCCATGCTTCAGGTACTCTATTTTTAATATCAATTAACTTGAATGCTTTTTCATTTTCTGAACGAGAGTCCCAGTCTTTCCAAGCAGCTTGGGCTTTTTGTGAAGGAATTGAAGGACCAAATATTTTTTCAAGGGCTTTACGATCACTCAGGTTTTGTGCGTAAATACCATAATTTTTAGGGTCGTTTAAAGCAGCTAATGCTTTATCGAGATCAGCAGGTTCAACAGCAAGGTCATAACGTACCTTTACTTGTTGCATACCATCTTCTTCTCCTTCTATTTCGCGTAAGATATCAGTTAATTTCATAATTATAAATATGTAAAAAAGGAGACCCGTTATTGAGGGTCTCCGTAAATATTAAAGCGTTTAACGGGTTCGGGTTGGATTTCTTTTACCTCACTTCGTATAACATAAAGTTTACTGTCTAAAGGAGCTAAACGAAATTCTGCTTTTTCTTGGTTTGCTTCAAACCATGCTTCTAAAGCGTCAGTAAGTGACTTATGAATTACTTTACTTTTATCGTTTACGAGCACCCACTGATCTCCAGGGGGTACTCGTGTTGCGATAAGTTCGTTATATTCTACTTGTTCAGTTTTCATATTACATCATTCCCATCATTGACGGATCAAATCCATCTGATTTTTTGTCTTCTGGTTTGTCTACTACTGTACATTCTGTTAATAAAATTGTACCTGCAATTGAAGATGCGTTCAATAAAGCGTTTTTAGTTACTTTATGTGGATCGATTACACCTGCTTCTTTCATATCTACAATCGTTTCAGATTTGATATCTAAACCATACCATTGGAAGTTTTCTTTATCGCTAAGATCTCCAATTTTGTGTTTAAAATAGTAGATATCTTGATCAGCATGTCCAGCGTTTGTCAAAATAGTTTCAAACGGTTTACCACATGCTTTGTAAACTAATGTTTTACCATATTTGAAATCATCTGATTCGTCTTTTTTATAGGTAATACCTTCACGAGCATGAAGCAATGCAGCACCTCCACCTGGTACAATACCGTCTTCAAGGGCACATTGTGTAGCGTGTAAAGCATCGTCAACGCGGTCTTTTTTTTCTTTCATTTCAGTTTCAGTACTTCCACCTACGTGAACCAAAGCAACTCCACCTACAAATTTAGATAAACGTTCTTGTAGTTTTTCTGCTTCAAATGGTGTTTGAGCATTTTCAATTTGAGAAGTAAGTGACTCTACTCGTGATGTAATATCTTCTTCAGTACCATTACCATCAATAATTGTAGTTTTTTCTTTAGTTACTGTAACTGTTTTAGCACTTCCTAACCATCCGAAATCAAAACGATCAAGTTTCATACCTTTTTCCTTGTCAAATACTTTACCACCAGTTAAGATAGCAATATCTTCAAGGATTAATTTACGACGCTCACCAAAGTCAGGTGCTTTAACAGCTGCTACTTTAAGTGTACCACGCATTTTGTTTACAATCAATGTAGCTAAAGCTTCACCATCAATATCTTCTGCGATAATCAACAATGATTTTCCTTTAGATGCTACGCCTTCCAAAATATGTACCAATTCTTTTACATTTGTAAAACGGTGGTCTGCCAATAAGATAGAAACATCTTGCAATACAGCTGACATATTGTTGTTATTTGTAACAAAGTAAGGTGATTTGTAGCCACGATCAAATTGAATACCTTCTACAACTTCAAGATATGTTTCGTCTGTTTTAGATTCTTCAATATAAACTACACCTTCACGTCCTACTTTTTCCATAGCGCGTGAAATCAATTTACCGATTTCTGGGTCGTTGTTTGCTGAGATAGTAGCAATTTGTTCAAGCTGTTCTTCAGATGAAATTTTCTCTGAATTGTCTTTAAGTGTTGCTAGTACTTCTTTTACACCAGCATCAATTCCACGTTTGATCTCAACTGCATTTGCACCTTCATTCAATTTTGAAATACCACCTTTTACTAATTCACGAGCTAACAAAGTTGAGGTAGTTGTACCATCACCTGCGTGGTCTGCAGTTTTAATAGCTGCTTGTTTAACCATTTGTGCTCCCAAATCTTCGATTGGGTCTTCTAGTGAAGCAATTTGTTTTGCAACACTTACACCATCTTTGGTTGAAACAACCATTCCATTTTCAACATAAACTACATTTCGACCATTAGGACCAAGGGTTGCTACAACAGCATCTGCTAATGTGTCAATACCTTTAACTAGTTTCTTACGGGCTTCAGGGCCAAATTCAATAATTTTACTCATTTTCTCCTTGTTTAATACGTGCTAAAATTTGATTTTCAGATCCAATATAATATTCTTCACTGTCGAATTGTAGTTTTGCAAACCCCATTGTAGGTAAGATAACTACATCTCCTATTTTGATTTGTGTTTCTACAAATCCAACTCCTGCTACCTGACGTCCAGGTCCAACTGCAACTACTGTTCCCTGTTCGTTTCTGTCTTTACCTGCATCTGGGATGAAGATAGAGCCGAATTGGGTTTCTTCTGCCTCAAGCGGTTTTACAATAACCGCATCAAATAATGCTTCTAATTGTTTCATATTTCTATTTTGTTTAACATTGATTCCATTCCTTCTTTGACTGTATTCCAAGTGTTGAGGTACTCTTGAATGGTTTCGTACTCACCTTGATTTTGATAAAACTTTTCTTTTGAGATGCGATTTAGGGCATTTGCAAAGTTACTGTAGTAACCTAATACTTTTTCAGTTTCTTTACCGGATGCTTTACCACCTCCAAATCCTCTTGTAGCAACAGACTTTTCCATAACTGTAAAGTTTGTAGCATCCTTTACAATATAAAAAGGCTCCATTGCAGGATCTTTAATTGTACATAAGTTTGATTGTGTGTCATTTTCGTCCCGAGCCGGACGACCTCTGCGTTTTGTTTCTTGCATAACTAAATTTAAATTTATAACTGTAATATACGAAAACCTTTTTAAAAAGCCAAATTTTAATCGGCTTTATATAATTTGCTTTGATATCCTCTTTCTTCTAAAAACGAATTTATTTGTTGAATGTATTCACTGTCGTTAGGTAATTTTTCTCCAACTTTACCGCTTGGAACAAGTTCAACTTCAATAGAAAATTTACCATCTGAAATTTGGTGGCCTGTTGTATCTAAAGGTTTAAGTCTAGCTACATCTCTAAATGGAGCTTTTTTTTCTCCTCCATTAACAAAATTAATAGCATCTAAAAGTTCATCAGCATCAGATCCTATGATTTCAAATTTACTTTCATTCAACATGGTTTTATATTGACCTTCGGTAATAATACCAGCCAACATTTGCATACGGAGTTGTTCTTTATTCATGTTTATAAATATGTTAGAAAGCAGACTCTTCACGTCTTACCATATAATATATACTTAACGTATCTTCTGATTTGAATTCAAGCTTCATTAGGCCCTGGTAGCTCAAATAAATGCTACCGCTTTCTAGATCCTTATTTTCCTTCAAAATGTTTCTAAACATATCTGAATTGAATGGTATTTCTGCTTTTTCTTGTTTGATTGTACCATACATTTGATAGGTGATTTTGTTGTTATGGCCTTGCTCATCTCCAAATGTAAACAAACACATATTGTCTCCGTTTAAGTCAACTTCAACAGAAATAGTCATTGAACCAACACCTGCTAAAGCATTTTTTGCTTTAACTAAATTGTCAACATATTCTTTTTCTAAAGGCAAAACTGCATCCCATTCTGGTTCAGTTACAGAACCTACTTTTCCAATCAATAAAGGGTCTGCAAGTGCATAGGTCAAGTTAAAGGAGGCATCTGCAAATTTCATTTTGGTATAAACCGATTTGCCTTTCTCTAATTCAAACATTAAATCACCTTGAGTGATACTTAATAAATTAAGTAGTTTTTTGGTATCAAAAATAGCTAATTCACTATCTTCAATATCAATATTGTTGTGAACGATTTTACCAATTACCTCTTTATTTACAGACATAAAGTCTATAGTAAGGGTTTTGTCTTTGATACTCCACTTAACGGATTCGTTTTCGCCCAAGTAGTATTTGTTTATAACTGATTGTAATGTTAGTTTATTTACCATGTTGTAAAGATAAGAAAAATATTTTAAGTATCCTAGCTGAAATTAAAAAATTTAGCTTTAAATGGGTTCAAATTCAATACCCATCCAATATCATTGTATACTCCCTCTAATTTGTTTCGAATTACACTATCAAATAAACCATCACGATCAATATACTTGTTGATTAATTCTGTAATTTCAGGTGGATCATTGTAACCATTGTAACCGATTACCTCAATTTGGTATGGGTTTGGTTTCAAATAAGCAATATACATTTTGTCTCCAATTGTAAATTCAGGATATTTTACATTGAGTTTCTTGTAACGTAAAAAGTCATTGTAAATGATAGCTGATTTAGTATTAATGGGGCATTTCAATTTTAACTTGGAAAACAATTCACCAGCCATAGGTTTACGTTCAATATATTCACCTAGTTTTTTCAATCCAGTTGGTTTAAGTAACTTAATCCACTCTACGGTCTGCATTGAGTTTTTAAAGTCCATTACAAACTTGTCTATATCTTCTTTTGGTTTACTAAATAGGATAGATTTGATGAGTTCCTCTCCAAAGTTTCTAAAGTAAGGTGGGAAATTAGATTTCATAATATCCAATCCTTTCATCTCTAGTTCCTCAATAGGTACACCTTCTTTATTTACAATGTAAATAGCGTATCTACGTTTACCAGCCCAATATGCTTTTTCAGCGATTACCTCTTGCTTTAACACGAAGTGGTGTTTGCCATGCATATTGAATAGATCCTGCGTGATATTGTTTAGATTCCCGTTTGCTACATCTTGGAGTTCCTCTGTCAAAACCAACAACCGTTTAATTTTTTCTTCACGATCATTATAGTCTAGATCAGGATTACGTTTTTTAAGCAAATCAGTCAACTCCATATAAAGTGAATCGGTATCTGAGGCGATAACAAAATCTTTAGGGTCAATTTTAAGTTGATCAGAAATGTAGTTGTTTACAAATATAATCGATTCTTTGGTTAAACGTTGTCCACTGTTTGTAATTCCAGCTGAACATATTTTGAACCCATCTGTAAAGCGCCAAGAGTTGATTGCATATGTACCGTACAAGGCATTTTGTAAGATCTTAAATGCCATTTGATACAAGTCATATAGTTTGTAATTGGCCCAATCTTCCGCTTTACCTGCGGTTTTCTTAAGTGCTCGATAATGTTCTCGCTGATCAAACCAATCCTCAAGTACCTCGCAAGCAATACTTTTCTTATCGTTTGTAAAAAACGCTCCACTAGCAGAAATAGTCCAATTATTGTCTTCAATCAAGCGAATTAAAGCACCAACTGATATTGTAGCATCTTTAAGTTGATACGAGTATCGGTTTAGTTTTTGGATATGTATTTTTTCTTCAGGGTCAAGTTTTTTTAACTGTTCAAGTGAATTGTACTGCTCGTAATTGTTTTTTGTAACAATTCTACCTACCAACGTTTAAACACCCAAATTCAAAGATTTGATAATTGAAGGATAT